TGTTTGGCCGCTTTCTGTGAATAGCCAGCCATTTCGGCTGCTTTCGCGGCGTTACCAGTCAGGCAATATGCCTCAATGAAGGCTTCTTGTTTTTGAGTTTTCATTTGTAAATCATCACGTAAGTTTTATCACCAACTAATATAACGTATTCTGTTCCTTTATCAATAGTTTTTGTAACACAATACTCAACAGTATCACACATATCCAGAAAGAACCTGTCTATAAGTGATGTATTACAAAAAACATCTGTGGAACACCCTATACCCATAACCCAAGAAAACAACTGATATAGAAAATCCACTATACAGTTAGCATTCCTGTAGGCCTGTAAACTTCTGAAAACTTTCTGGGCCATTTCCTTCTATATTTACCTCTTGGCCCACCCATAAAATGTTCATGGATGTTTATCATATATGGCGCGCCACTGCCACCCCTGAATGTTCTGCTTGATCTTTGTGTTCCGGGCTGGATTCTTTCCTGTACCGTTACTGGGCCACGACTTCTGGTTTGACTTCTGATTTGTAGTCTTTTTGCAGCTTCATTTCTTAACCTACTCTGTGCATTGATTTCAGCTATTCTTTTATCAGTTATATTAAAGTTTACATTTGGTATAAACTTTCTATCTATATACCCCTGTGACGCTTCAAATGCTGTGTTTTCTTAGCCAATCCTGTCAAGAGTTTCTTGAAGAGTCAAATTGTCTGGATAATCTGTTTTAAACTTTAATACTTTAGCGGCTTTTGCAGACCTATTTCTCTTCATCTGTTCTACAGCAGCCCTTAATTGTGCAATTAATCTAGGATTCATATCACATCCAAGGATTGTTAAAACGCCACCACCGAGATAATCTATTTCCCTTCTCTGGTTCTAATTTCATTGGCCTGTAAGGACGACCACCCTTAGTTAGTCTAGATGGTGTTCCATGAAGGGTATAATCTCTTCTCATTCTTGCAAGCTGTTCTGGAGTTATTCTAGGATGAAAAGGCTCTTTCCTAAATGTTTTCCAAGTAGGTTGTGTTTTATACCCTAAACCCAAATCCTGTGGATCAGGTGTTCTTCTTGTACCGGGTCTCATTAATGGTCTCGCCCAATCTCTACGCGGCCTGACCGCTCCGGGTGGCCTTCCACCCATATGGGGCGTTATTCTTACTCTAGGTAGAACTCTGCCCAATGGTTTGTAGACGCTAGGTATACTCCTGAGTGGTAGTAAAGGCAACAATGAACCGGCTAAACCCCCCAGTAACATATTCTCACCTGCTGGACTTGCTGGGTAAACCCCATACTTTACCGCACCACCCGGATGATTAGGATCAACCATCTGGTTTTGCCAAGGCGCATATCTTGGTCTTGGTTGCTTTAATGCGCCCCCAATATTTCTGGCTTGATTACGGGCCACTTGCGGCATATCAGTGCCTAATAAATTAAAAGCTTTATCACGCATCCACCGCCATCCCATAGGGGCTTCACTTGCTATCCTGTCTCTCCTTACAATTTCATCATACCAAGCCACTGGATGCCCCCTAACGCTTTAAAGTCGCCCGGTTGGTACCGGGGTTATAATTATAATCAGTGAAGCTTCTAGAGCCTCTCACACGGTCTATGGCCCTTTGATCATTAGTCATCAGTTCTCTGACCTGACCCTTAAATGTAAGACCCTTATCATCTAATATACCATTCTTTTTAAGGATATTAATGGCAAACCTTCCAGCATGATTCTCTGGAGTACCTTTTTCTATCAATTGGTTTTTCAACCTTTCTACTATTTTAAAATACATTATACCCAAATACCCTTTTGTGGTATTTTCCCACTCCTAACAAGACGCCTTCTTCTCTTATATTGCTGTTTTGCAGCACTTTTGCCAGTTCCTATACCCGTTTTCCCGCGATAACCCGGACTTGTAAAAGTTCTTTTTAATCCCTCGGGGTCTGGTTGGAAGTTAAATTTTGGAAACTCAAATTCCCTCTTCATTGCACTGGGAGTACCGGGGGGATGTGTATAACCTTTATGTGCCATAATTATTTCTTCTTTCCTTTCTTTGGCGGTCTTCCGCGTTTCTTGCCGTAGGTTCCGGTGCCAGATATATTCATATTAGTCTTTCCTTATATTAGATAAAAATACCCTTTGGTTTGCGCGATGGATATATGGTAACATTGTAGCGGCGGATGGGGGTGAGCCCTATATAAGTTATTCTTAATACTTGAGCCGGGACTAGGTGAATGACGCATAATACATATTATGTGAAATTGTGGTTCGGGCGTTTTCGCCTTCTCCCCTTCTGCCTTAGATGTATGCCTTTATTTTCTTTTTACACAGTATCGTCAGCGCGCTTGGTGGTGCTGTGTGTGTGGACAATACACATTCATCAAGCTATATTTAAGGCTCTCAAACAGGAGATAAAACTATGTATTCACGCACATATATCATAGGTCAACATGAGTCTACAGAATGTCCATGGTGCGCTATGCCATTGGGTTGTACTGAAAAGGCTATAGAGATTGTTTCAGAGAATGACCACGACTGTATTAAAGAGGGTTTCTGTGGTCACCATTGCGCCCGGCAATGGATGGACGATATGAAAGACAGGTTAATCAAAGCAGTAGATCAATGGCTGGCTGGACATCGGCCTATTATTGAAAATCTTCCTATTGAAGCCCGAGCGGTCATGGATGACAATATAAGACACTAAACTCCTAGCCAGCGGGATAATGCTGGCATCTCCTCCTTATTGACCCGGTATCATTGCCGGGTCTTTTTTTGTCTTTTGGGGTTTACTTCCTGGCCGATGTTGCTATATTTAGGGGGTGCAATTCAGCACATCAGGAGAATTAATTATGGAAACACAGACAGTAAATCTCCCGGTAGCAGTACCCCAACATCCTATTCCTACCGTAAACCCGCCAGAGATTGAGGATTTAATGGCGTGGAGTGAAGAAGGATATTCTGAGGCCACAGACGGATGCCATGTTGAGCCAGACGGTATCTGTGAACACGGCCATCAATCCTGGCTCTTACATCTGGGGTATATCTAATGTCAGATGATATTATTTTTGAAACTGTGGGCGAAAAAGCGCAAGCCATGTATGACGCCGAGAAAGCTGGGGAGAAGTGTATGGTCAATGTCCCTTTTCCTATCGGCTGGATTGCTGGCGTTGACGTTGGCCAGATTAGGATTTCAAACAATCGGCTGGACGATGTGAAAGTCACCAAAAGCCATATAACTGGCCATCTTGCCTTTGAGGTACAGAAAGATGACTAATCAATCCACAGTGGCGGCCCCTTCGGGGGCCGTTGTTTTCCCTGCCGACGAGGCGATAGAATCGCCACGCCTATACGTCAATTGCTACATGATAGATCAAGCATATGGCGGCCCGGAAGAGGGCGGCTGGTATTACACCGTCGGGCGGCCCGTCGAGTCACGGCTGGCCGAGAATGATGCAGAGGCCGAGGATATACTGGCCGAGCGTCGCGCCTTCTGGGAAGGGCACAACAAAGGGCGGCCCGAGATCTATTCTGTTATTTCAGAGGGCCGATTTGCTGTCTGGCGCGAGAGTCATTACGCCAGAGTCTTCCCTGACGTCAAGCCGCATTATGAGTAAAAATGCCGCTTGGACTGGCCACGCATGGCGGCTGACGTCGGCAGAGGGCATGAATCACGCGCCATGTAACAATTGCTATTATGAGTCGCGGCGATGCGCGCAGGGCTGGTCTTGCCCGGTGTATCGCCGCTGGGTCAAAGGCTATGAACCCTTTAAACATGAGGAAAGAATACCCGATGAAAGAATCTGATCTAAAATGGAACCAGAAGCGCGAAAAGTACAGGAAAATGCTAGCCGACTACAGGGCCAAGGGCGGCGTCGTGACACGTCTGCCCGGCGTCGCGGAACGTAGAATCTACACTAATTTTTCTTTTGTTATCGGGCCAGCTATCTTGCGTCGGCCGGGATATTCCCCTAGAATAGAAGAATGTCGGAACGCACCAAAACCCGTGAAGAATGGCTAACAGAAGCGGTCGTAATCATAGACCGCGACATTTTCGCGCCGTATCTAAACAAGAAATACGCCGCCAAGTCAGACTGGCCAGAGATGCCATTTCGCGTGTCTTGTTCTTGGGCCGGTGGCCCCGGAAAAAAGAAAGGCGTCGCTGGCCAGTGCTGGAATCCGAGCAATTCCGCCGACAAGACTACTGAAATTTTCATTTGTCCAGATGAAGACCAGCCCGTTAATGTGCTGGATACTCTGGTACATGAGAACGTTCACCGCTGGGCTGGCACAACCTGTGGTCATAAGGGCGAATTTAGGAAAATGGCCCTAGCCGTCGGACTTGAGGGCAAGATGACCAGCACCGTGGCCGGGGAAGAACTACACGCCCGGTTGTGTGGCATTGCCATAGAACTGGGCGATTATCCCCACGCGAAACTGGTAGCCGGTGACCGTAAAAAGCAGACCACAAGAATGTTGAAGATTGTCTGTGATTGTGGTAATGTTGCACGACAATCACAAACGGCCTATTCAGAATTTGGTCTTATTTGCGGCTGCTGTGAAACCAAGATGACATTAGAAACATGA